CCCTAAAATCCACTTCTGTAACGGTAATGGCAACCGGTCAGTAGCCGCAGTTAAATCATAGGAATATAATTCCTTAGATTTAACAAGAGCTTCCAGAGGTTTGGTTTGATTAAAAGTACCATCTTGAGCTATTAGTCTCAATCTTTCCATGATAAATTCATGGAGAGGATAGAGTACCCATTGTGTGGGTGCATCTACCATGGCAAATAATCTAACTTTACCAGCTGGTTCCTCTTTTGCGTGTAACTTTCCTAAAGCCCCCGCTGCTGGGATTTTCCCTAAATCATACTTTAGAAATGTCTCAATAAGAACATTCAAACCTCTGTGCTCAACATATCGAGCAAGAAATAAGAATGATTCCCAAAGAGCTGAATTTCGGTAGAGACCAAGGAATGCTCTAAACACATTAGATGGATGCGAGTTGTAATTCGCAGTACCAAAGAATGTATCTTTAAGCATCCCGGGTCCGGCTTTCCAAATTAAGAAAAGCCGTCTACCCTTCCATTGGATATTCTCCTTGAAAATCGGAGAACCCAATTTAGGTAAAGCATTAATAAAAGGAACAATCAGAGATCGCATGTTTAACATTGCTTTCTCGTCTCCAGCAAAAGGTGCCGTAATCGTTTGTAATTTTGGAGTCCCTGGGTAGTCTATATCTCTATACAGATTAAGTATAGATGATATAAACTTCATCATTCCAAAGTGCTCCTGTCTCACCATTGACCTTAGATGAGCTGGTATAATTCTAGGTAAACCTGAATTATTCCGACTAACTAAAGTCGATGAAACTGAAGCTGTGTTTGGAAGTATTTGACCCCCGAGACTCTGTTGGTACAGAACGAAGGCTGTTTTCAGATATAGAGTAAGACCTTTTAGGCCTCTATGTCTTCGAAGATATGCTATTCGATTAACCATCAGCGCAACACAAAGAAATTTACTTTTCGAAACTCGGACTTTACATACGTGAAGGATACCATTAAGTACCTTACACAGTAAAGGTCGGGCTTTTACACCCAACATGGCATTGAAATGCTCTACAAGCCCTTTAGGTAATCTACCGAAGTGACTAAATATTTTAAATAGTGATGTTTTCATTGCTATGAGAAATAATTAATTACTAAGGCTGATAACCACCTAATAAAGGTTAATGCTCACGTACTAACTTGTTGGGTCTTTCGACCTTTTCTTGGTTTCCGTTTACAAGGGAATTAACCCCCTTAATAGGCGATTATCCAGAGATACTAAGACAGTAGCAATCGTTTCGATTCGCTTCTGCACCTTATTCTTTAGATCCGCCCGGATTCTAGAAAACTAGAATGATCTTACGGCTAGCCGGATATTTAACAGATGTTCGGAAAGTCAGTACATCAATTCGAATGTACTAAGTAAACCGTACTATAGCACCTCCTTTATTTACAAAGGACAAAGTAAAGATAACAAACTTCAGTTAGCTGGTCGTAAAACCAGG